CCAACCGCCAGGCCGACCAGCGCGAACCGAACATGCTCGCCCTCGGCGGCAAGTCGTCAATCCTCTCGGTGCGCACCGACCACCTCCACATCGACGACATCCAGAGCACCAAGACGCTGAACCACACCAAGGGCATCATGGAGTGGTTCCGCCAGGACGCACTGACCCGCCCCGGTGAGACCGGCCGCACCAGCATCAACGGTTCGCGCGTCGGTGAGGACGACTTCTACGAAGGCCTGCTCGAAGATCCCGACCTGGCCGACATGCTCCACGTCCTGATGTTCCCGGCGATGAGCTTCAACCTCGTCACCGAGGAATGGGAGGCGCTGTGGCCCGAGATGTACTCGATGGAGAAGTTGGAGCGGATGCGGCGCAAGGTGGGCGAGGTCGCCTGGAACCGCAACTACATGCACAACCCGGCGGCGTCAAACGTCCACCGAACCTTCTCCGACTCCGGCATCGCTCGCTCGACCAACGCATCGCGCAAGCTGAACGACCCGCTCGGCGTCAACCTGTCCGCCGGCAACACGCTGTACCTGTCGCTCGACCCCGCGCTCGGCAAGGGCTGGAACTGCATCCAGGGCTGGCACGTCACCAACGACAAGATGACGCTCGTCTACCTCAGCGACCGCCAAGGCCTCGAGCGCAACGAGGACATCGTCGACGAGCTCCGCCGTGCGTGCGAGATCCTGGACCCGCACTTCGTGATCTCCGACTTGGTGATCGAGGCGATGAACTTCCAGAAGGGCCTTGCCCGTGACGAACGGCTCAAGATGTTGCGCGACCAGTTCGGGTTCCAGATGCGCGAGCACCTGACCGGCGTCAACAAGTACGACGCCAACATCGGCATCGCGTCGATGGCCGGGTCGTTCGAGGCAGGCCAGATCGACCTGCCCTACAGCTCCGACGACCGGCGCACGACCGTCGAGATGGACGAGTTCATCAAGCAGCTCAAGCGGTGGAAGCCGAACGTGCGCGGCAACGTCCTCCGTCAGGACCGGGTGATGGCGGCCTGGTTCGCCTGGATCCTCTGGCAGAGCCGCCGCAAGACCCTGACCAAGGAGACGCGCTCCTGGCAGCGCAAGGCTCTACCCTGGGGCGCGACCGACACGGGCCTCATCCTCCCGATTGGAGCGTTGCGCTGATGAGCTACACCTTCGACGAGATCCGGGAGTTCGTGCTGCTGATGCAGGCCGACCAGGGGCCGCTGCTGCAGAAGATGCGCGACATCCTGCAGCGATACGAAGGCGACTGGGTGCTGCCGCTGCCCGACCTCGCCAACGAGCCGCGCCTCCCGCAGCTGACGCCGGCGCTCGTCGGTGAAGCGATCGACCAGGTGGCGATGCGCGCCACCAGCGTGACGCCGCGCATCTTCTGCCCGCCGCTGGACCCTCGCAAGGACACCGGCGTCCGCTCTCGCCAGTTCGGCAACGTCCGCAGCCAGATCATCACCGCCACGTTGGAGCGCAGCCGCTGGAACCTCGGTCGCCGCCGCTACTACCGGCACCTCACCGCCTACCACACGGCGTCGATGTGCGTCACGCCCGACATGCACAACGGCCTGCCCCGGCTCGAGGTCCGCGACCCGCTCTCGACGTTCGTCGAGCCGACGTCGAACGAATCGCTGCTCGACCCGAACTACGTCGCCTTCGTCACCCGCCACTCCGGCGCGCACATCCGGGCCCGGTATCCGGTCGCCTGCGCCGAGAACGGTGGTCCGATCACCGAGCGCCACACGAACGAGCTGTGGGACGTGGTGGAGTGGTACGACAAGGAGCAGGTGGTGTGGGGCCTCATCGGCCCGTGCGAGACGTACGGCTCTCACGTCAACACGCAGCGCCTGGCCTACGGCTCGCCGTCGATGGAGCTGCTGCGTCTGCCGAACCGTGCAGGCATGGTGCCGGCGGTCGTGCCGCACAACGTGTCGCTCGGCCGCATCTCGTCGCGCATCGGCGCGATGCTCGGCAACACCGACCTCCAGGCGAAGCTGATGGCGCTGAACATCATCGCGCAGGAGAAGGCCATCTTCCCCGACGTGTATGTCCTCGGCCGACAGGGCATGGAGCCGCAGCTCACGTCCGGCGAGTGGCAGGACGGTCGCACCGGCAACATCAACATGGTCATGGACGCCGAGACGATCGGCGTGCTGCGCACCACGCCCGACCCGACGACCGGCCAGACCATCGACCGGCTCGAACGGAACTTCCGTACCTCGACCGGCCTCGTGCCCCAGCTCGGCGGCGAGACGTACGGTGCGCTCCGCACCGGCCGAGGCATCGACGCGCTTGCAGGCATGGCCCTCGATCCCCGCGTGCAGGAGCTGCACGAGGTCACCGAGGCGTACCAGTCGACCATGCACCGCGCGATCTTGGAGACCTACAAGGGCTACTGGGGGTCCAAGCAGTTCTCGATGTACACAGGGCAGGCCAACAGCCGGATGCTCGTCGAGTTCGTGCCCAACACGCACATCGAGACCACCGAGAACAGCGTCTCGTACCTCGTCGCCGGGGCCGATGCCGTGCAGCTGACGCAGATCCTTGGCTCGCTCTACGGCGCCAAGGCCATCAGCCGCCGCTCGTTCCGCGACGGGCACCCGTACATCGCCAACGCCGACCTCGAGGACGCCGCCGTGCGCGAGGAGGAGTTGGAGGAGGCGCTGATGCAGAGCGTCATCCAGCAGATCGTGAGCGGCCAGCTGCCGCCGATCGTGGCGACGATGGTGCGCGACGTGCTCGCCAACGGCAAGGACATCTTCGAGGCGATGAAGGTCGTCGACGAGGAGCTGCGCAAGCGCCAGGCAACCCCGCCCGAGGAAGTGCCCGAGGGCATGGTGGCCGCACCCGAGCAGATGCCCGGCCTGGCCGGTGGTCCTGGTGCTGCGCAGGCACCGCCGCCGGTGGAGCAGCAGCAGGTCACCGTGCCGGGCGACGTGAGTCGCATGAAGCAGCTGTTGCAGACGATGGGAGCCTGAAATGCCGAGGACGGCGAAGCGGAACCGCACCATGTCGGGCGCACCTGCGCAGCCGATCGGCGCGGTCCCCGGCCAGATCTACGGGGCCGGGGTCGAGCAGATGGACCTGCAGCGGGCGATGCCTGCACCGAACCTCGCGCAGGGGCCGGTTGCGACACCGGTCGCACCGTCGCCGGCGCCCGTACCCGTCGAGGCTGCTGGGCCGCCGCCGTCGTTCGACCAGGTGCTGATGCAGGCACAGGGACTGCGCGAGCAGACCGGCATCCTCGGCCAGCCCACGGCCCGGCCGCAGGAGCCGGTCACCGCCGGCCTGTCCCGTGGCCCCGGCGGTGGACCCGAGATGTTGCAAATGCAACGAGGCACCCCGGCAGGTGACGCAATGCGTCGCCTGTCCGCTGCGACCGGCGACCCGTTCTTCGCTGAGCTCGCCGCGCGAGGCCGCGCATGAGCGACTACTCCAACTCGTACACGACGCCCTACGCCGGGTTCACCGACCGCGAGGTCGGTGTTCGTGTGCGGCTCATCACCGAACGCAACCCGTACATGGCGTCGCGCCCCGACGCCGTCGATGCGCTGGCACGGATGCCGTACGACAACCTGACGCTGATGGACGTGGTCGGCCAGCAGTACGGCATGATGACCGCCAACACGCTCAAGGACCAGCTCGAGCAGCTGCGTGGCGCTGAGCAGCGTGGCATCGTGGCCCAGCTGACCCCTGCGCAGCAGGCGGCGCTGGGCAACATGGGCTACAAGGCCCCTGAGCAGGACGAGGGTTCGCTGCTGGGCGACATCTTCAACCTCGGCGGTGCCGTCATCAAGCCCATCGCCTCCGGCATCGGCCAGGTGGCGGTGCCGTTGCTCGACAAGTCCGGGCTGCTCGACGCTCTGACGTGGGTAGGCAACTGGCCGGGCCACATCTACCGCTCGATCAGGATGATGGACGACCCGCAGCAGGTGCTCGGCCTCATGGGCGCCGTCGCCGGTGGCGCTGCTGCGCTCGCGCTCACGCCGTTCACCGGCGGTGGCAGCCTTGCGGCGCTCGGCGTGCTCGGCGCTGGCGCGATGGCCGGCGGCGTGGCCGGTGCAGCAATGACCGCACCCGGCGACTGGTACGACGCCTTCCAGCAGTCGTGGCAGGGCGAGCGGACGTTCGATCGACCGTCGATGCGCAAGGTCGAGGAGATGCTGCGCGACCCTCGCATGGTCGGCCTGGCGCGCGACCTGTCGATGGAGGCCGACTTCGACCTGCAGGAGTACATCGTGGAGCTGGCCGCATCGTCGGCCACGGAGCGGCCCGCCCAGCACAAGGTCATCGAACGCCTCGCAGCGAAGATGGCGGAGCCGGGCAGCCCCGAGTTCCAGCAGGTGGCGACCGCGATGGTCAACGCCTTGGAGGATCCGACGTTCCAGCGCGCCGTGATGACGCTGCAGAACGGCAAGATGTCGCCCGGTCGTGACCTGGCCGACGTGATCGGCCTCGACACCGGCAGCCAGTTCTACGACCTGCTCTCCGGCACCACCGATGCCGTGTTCCAGATGGCGCTGGATCCAACGCTGATCGCAGGCAAGGCCACCCAGGCGTACAAGGCGACCCGCTACGGGCTGCGGCTGGCCACCAACGGCACGGTGCTGACCGAGTCCTTCATGGCCGTGGCGATGGATCCGAACGTGATGCGCGGTCACCAGCGTCTGGTCGACATCATCAACCGCAGCGGCCGAGGCGCAGCGAACGAGCTGCGCTCGATCATGCCCGAGATGGGTCCGCTGTTCGAGGAACTGGTGCAGCACCGCAACCGGCTCGTCGAGCTGGGCGAGCTGGCGTCGGATGCACCGTTCGAGCTCAAGCACCTGCACAACTACTTTCAGGGCCAGGCCGGCATCGAAGCGATGATGAAGGGCTACGGCACGGTGGTCAACAAGGCGGGTCAGGTGCAGCTGCGCGCCTACGGCCGCATCCGCATGGACGGCATCCGCCGCCTGCGCATGGAAGCCCGCTCGATCACGTCCGGTGTGTCGGACGAGCGCACGCTGCAGCGGTTGGAGAAGATCGCCCAGAAGCAGGGGCTGACGCTCGATGAGATGCGCGCGCTGCCGCCGAGCGCACAGGACGCCATCACCGACCTCGGTGTGATCGACAAGGCGTACCTCATCACCTACGGCGAGGGCGAGATCGGTTCGCGCGCCTACGAAGCGGGACGCAAGCTGGCCGGCGGCGAGAACCTTCCGGCGCGTGCGGTCGGCAAGGTCATCGGCAAGGTCGGTGACGTGATGACCTCGATGACCACGATGTCCCTGTCGGGCAAGGCGGTGGCGCTCAACGGCCCCGACGCCGTGAAGCACGTCCGCGCGGCCACCGAGCTGATGCGCTACGTCGGGATGCCGTCGTTCGCACGCCAGGCGTGGGCGGATGCGGTGCTCACAGCCGACTCGACGGCCGAGCGGATGAAGGCCATGCACGGCATGGTGGCGTCGATGACCCGCCTCGTCGGCATGGACGCCACACCCGAAGGCCAGCGCATCCTCGCTGAGTTCTTGGACGCCTCCAAGAAGCTGTACGGCGTCGGTGACGAGATCATGGTCAACGGGCGGTGGATGCACGCCGGTCTGCTCGCCTCACAGCAGGCCGACATGATCGTCATGCCCGACCTCCGCCAGCTGCGCAACGCCGTCAACGGCTCCGCCACGGCCAAGTTCATGGGCCTCGTCGACCACCCGGTGCTCGAGACGGCGGTCAACAAGATCTGGAAGCCGTTGCTGCTGCTCCGCATCGGCTTCATCCCCCGCGCAGCAGGCGAGGAAGCGGCCAACTTCCTGCTCCGTGGCGGCATCGGCTCGCTCACGCAGGAGGCAGGCGCACGGTACCTCGGTCGGCGGCGCGCCTACTTCTCGGCGCTGTACCGTCAGCAGCAGATTGCAGCGGGCGCACGCATCACCCTCTCGGCCGACGAGAAGCTGCTGTTGCAGGGTGGCTGGTACGCCACGCTGCCCAAGCACGCGCAGCCGGTCGCTCGCATGATGGAGCGCATGGGCTTGGCCAGCGAGACCAGCGAGCACGTGTTCCGCCAATACAGCTTCTGGCTCGACCGTCAGCTCAAGGACGGGATGCTCTGGTTCAACAAGGGCACCCGTGGGCTGGCCAAGGACGGCAGCGCGCTCGAACGAGGCGCTGGCAACCTGGCGGGTGACGCCTGGACCGACGTGAACTGGCGAGCACGGCGAGGTACCGACAACGCCAAGCGGTGGACCGACAGCATCGTGTTCGGTGACGAGCACTCCATCCGACGCATGATCCTCGGCGGTGTCGACGACGACCTCGTCAAGGCCGGTCGCAAGTGGGCGGAACAGAACGCATCGACGATCATGCGCGCCGCCTCGGCCACCAACGCCGGGCCGCTGTCTCCGATGTACGACTCGTCGCAGCTGGTGCACGAGATGCAGGTCGGAGCAGACGGCGTACGCCGCCCTGTCGCCATGCTGCGCACCAAGGGCGAGCGCCGCTACGTCATGGCCGGCGATCCAATGTTCGCCACCGGCCTGCACGAAGAACTGACGGCGCTCATCCACGACCCGCTTGCGCGGATGGCGATGCTCGAACACGTCACGCGTGTGCGCGGCCGCGCCAACGTCACCGAAGCCGACCTCGAGCCGATGCTCAACAGCATCCAGGGCATCTGGGATTCGGAGCGGCGTGACGCCTCGACGCTCATCATCTCGCATCTGCTGGGTGAGCAGGACATCGACTCGTGGCGCTCGATCGTCGACCGGCTCAGCGAGTTCGACACGAACATGGCGCAGTGGTTCAGCCTCATCCCGATGCGGCGCACGCCGACCGTCGACGAGCTGATGGACTCGCTCAGCCGAACGCTGACCAGCGTGCCCGGCTGGAAGGCCGGTCAGGCGATGCGCACCTCGCTGTCGAGCATGAAGCCGCACCTTGATCGCATCGCGTCGATGGACGAGCACACCCGCAACTTCGTCGAGCAGTTCCTCGACACGCAGCTGCTGGGTGGGTACGACTCGTGGTGGGGTCGGTCGATGGCGCAGCGCGCCGTCAACGCCGACAACGCCCAGATGCTGGTGCCGGACTCGCGCGTGAGCGGGTTCAGGGAGCTGCGCAACGAGATGCCGCCGTTCATGCACGGCGCAGACCTCGACGCATCGGTGCTGTTGCAGGACGGCGCACAGTCGTACGGCCACACTGACATCAACCAGGCCGTCGATGCGCTGCTGGCTGAGCCGATCACCAAGGCGGAGCGAGCGTTCCTGACGCAGATCAAGGACGACATCGCCGCCGACCACTTCGTCATCATGGAACCCCAGGCGTGGGACCAGTACAAGGGCGTCAACAAGCACAAGTGGGCGCCTGGCAGCCCCGACTACCACCTCAACTCGATCGACCCGAAGGCCGACCTCGATCGGTTCGACCGGCTCGAGGAGATGGTCAACGACTACCTGCCGGACGTGCCGGTCAACAAAGGCGCCGGCATCGGCCCGAAGGAATCTGCAGCGCGCCGCCCCGACCGCTGGCTCTACGACAGCCTTGACGAGGCGTACGAGTCGGGCCGCGACACCCTCAAGGCGTCGATCACGTCCGTCGCAGGCCACGATGCCGGCGTGTCGGCCGCACTGCGCGGCGCATCGGCGTTCAAGGACCAGACCACGGCGCTGTTCCAGGCGCCGGCGCTGTTCGGGCACTACACGTTCGACGATCTGCTGCGAGCTTCGCGCCGTCCCGACATCCTCACCCGCAAGCGCGACACCGTGGAACAGCTGCTCGCATGGGACGACGACGCCGCCGTGCTGATCGACGACCTCGAGCTCGCCACCGAGCTGCACCGCACCGTCGCCTCCGTTCGCGGTCTGGACCCCGAGCTGGCGAAGCGGCCGATGATGCTTCGCCAGCCGAAGGAGATCAAGGACGGGCGGATGCACAGCTACGCCCGGCCGGTCAAGGTCAACGACGAGACGATTGCCTGGTCGGTGCCCCGCAACGTGGCCGCCAAGAAGCTCATCCCGACGCCCGACGAGATCGTCGACGCGTCCGACATCTGGGCGCAGGAGCTGTGGGCGTCGATCACCAAGCAGATCAGCGGCAGCAAGAAGCTGACTCGCTCGGCCAAGATGCGCGCAGGCGAACGGCTGCCCGATGGCACCACCACCGAGATCCCGTTGGTGTACCGCTACGACCGCACCGCACCGCTCGACGACACCGGCGCCCCCCTGGCGCTGACCGACGAGGAGATGGCGTCCGGCCTGCTGCGGCCCGTGGGGCGCGACGAGAAGCTGCTCGCTGACGACCGGGTGCTGTACGACCACAAGGGTCGACCGATCGACCCGGGCGACAGCAACCTGTTCGACTTCGGTGAGGAGGTCTACGACGACGCCGAGAACGCAGGCGTCATGTGGGAAGCCTTCGGCCCGATGATGCGGGACGTGGCCAACGACCAGTACGGCTACACGCTGTTCGCCCGCTCGCCGCACGGTGGTGTCGCCGCCGGCGGCCCAGTGCAGTCGATCGACCGGCTGCCGCTGCGCCGCTCGCGGGTGCGTCACATCGAGAACATCCCTGGTCAGGACGCACGCCAGGTCGCCATCGGCTCGGTCTACAAGGTCCGCCGCGTGGGCAAGTTCGAGGAGATGGTGCAGTTCGGATTCGACAAGGTGATCGGCCCGTCGATCGACGCCATCATCCGTCGCCCGATGGCCTTCCATGCGTTCGCCCAGCGGTACAAGCAGGCCCGTGGCGCAATGGAATGGCTCGTCGACGGCAACCTCGCTGGCCGCCTCAAGAACGTTGCCGGTGAGTACCGGGCCACGTTCGGCGGAGCTGCCGACGACATCGCTGACGAGATCCGTGCCATGGAGACTTTCCACGGCACCCGCGAAGCTGCACGCTGGACGAACGACCAGGCGTTCGCACACCTGCGCGGCATGACCGTCACCGAGCAACAGGACTTCATCATCAACACCGTCAACGCCACCGCCGGCAAGACCGACGCGGTCGGCCTGGCGGCAGCTGCAGCGTCGCGGCGATGGGCGACACTGCACCCCAGCCAGATCAACGAGGCCAGCCACGTCACCGACAGCCCTCGCCAGATGATCGCCATGCTGGAGAAGCTGCTCGGCCCCGAGAACATGCGCACCGCCGGCAAGATCGAGACGACGATCATGGCGCGCAACCTCAGCAACCATCCGCTGATCGCCGCTATCGACGGCAGCGGCAGCGCCACCTGGGACGACATCGCAGCGATGCGGACCAACTTCGAGCACATCGAGAACATGGCATCGGAGACGGCCACCATCGCCGCCATCGACGACGTCGTGCCGTTCCTCGACAGCCACGAGTTCAAGACCCAGTTCGCTGACTACGGCCGGGGCCTCATGCCGTTCTGGTACGCCGAGGAAAACTTCATGAAGCGGTGGGCGCGAGCCCTCGCTCAAGAAGGCCCGCAGATGATTCGCAAGGCCCAGCTGACGTACATGGGGTTGAAGCACGCAGGCATCGTGCGCACCGACGAATCGGGCCGCGACTGGTTCGTCTACCCCGGCTCCGGCCTGCTGGCCACCGCCATCTCCAAGGCCGTCCCCGGCCTGTCGGAGATCGGTCGCACCGGCCTCATGTTCCAGACGCCGACCGACGCCATGCTCCCCGGCCTGAACAACCGCTTCGGCACGCCGTCGTTCAACCCGCTCGTCACCATCCCGATGGATCTCACGTCGAGCATGTTCGGTGAACTGCAGCCGCTGAACCGTGCGCTGCTGGGCGACTACGCCTCCAACGAGAAGAACGACATCATGACGGCGCTGTTCCCGGCGCACCTCCGCAACCTGTTCGCCTCCATCACCGGTGGCGACGAGAACCAGCGGTACGCCTCGGCACAGATGGCAGCGATCGCCTTCCTCGAAGCACGCGACCAAGGCCTGCGCGAAGGTGCCACGCCTTCCGAGATCGACGACTACCTCGATCGTGTTCGCTCGCACGCCCGCATCAACGTCGTCGCACAGGCCATGATGGGCTTCCTCGCTCCCGGCCCCTCGAGCAGCATCAACGCCGCCGGCACCGACACCCTCGGCGTCGGTGCCACCGACTGGGGCAGCATCCTGTCCGACGACTACCTGCGCCTCATTCGCCTCATGGGCGTCGAGGCTGGCACCGACAAGTTCCTCACGGACAACCCCGACGCCACGCTCCACGACATCGTCAGCCCCGAGGCGTACACCGTGCCGCGCAACGTGAGCACGTCGGGCGCGCCGATTCCGTCGACCGAGGATGCGCTGTTCTACTACGAGCAGCACGCCAACTACATGGGCGAGCTCCCCAACGCTGCTCCGTACCTGCTGCCCCAGATGAAGTCCGGTGCTCGCAGCCAGTACGCATTCGACGCTGAGGTCGCTGCCGGCCTCCGTCGGCGCCGCAGCCCTACCGAGTTCGTGCGTGCCATCCAGTTCAAGAAGGCCGCCCC